CAGTGAACTATAAGCAAAGTCTTGTGCAGTTTGTCTTGCCTGAACATATGCAGCATCAATAATGGTTGAAAGGTATGTTTCGGGAACACGGACTTGTACATATGCTGAGTCAATTAGGTCTGTGACTTCACTTGAATCTAGTTGAGCATTCGCAACAACTTCAACGGCATTAGCAATCTCTTCAACTCGCGCTGAATCGATAAATGCTTTTATGTTATTAGAAGCATCTTTATAGTAGACTTTTCCGTCTTGATAGTTAATGGCGAGTTCGCCATAATCAAGATCTCCTGCTGTAGGAACTCTTCCTGCGACGGAAGAACGTTTAATCAGTACCTTTGGTGTTGCCATAATAGTGTTGTCCTAATAAAAATTAGTATGTTCCGCAATCAATAGTTGCTATTTCCACGTTTCCGCCTGATACAGCGAAATCTATCGCATCAAAAGAAGCGATACCTTTATTATTCGAGTCTGCGTTTTCGCCTGATACAGTTAAGTTACCGCCAGCAAAAGATAAATCCATACCTTCACCTGCCGCCATAGTTAATTGTAAATCAGAATCAAAATTTGCTTTTGTATAAATTTCTTCAACATCAATACTGAATTGACCAGTACCAGCATTGTAAGTTAAATCCCCACCACCACTGAAGTGTGCTCTTACTTCTGCTGAACTTGGACCTGTATAGGTAAATACACCAGTTGAATTATTGTATGCTAATGAACCGTCACCGCCAGCGTCGGTAACACTTACTGCTGCTCTTGCTCTTGCATCAGTGTAATAAAGATTGCTTCCTTCGGTTAGATTACCAGTATTTTTAGTCGCTATCCGTGTATCAAAGTCGCTATCTGCTCTGGTGGTTGTGTAGTAAAGATTAGTTCCCTCAGATAAATCTGTTGTAGACTTAGCATTGAAGTCAGAATCAAAACCGTTATATGTTCCAGTAAATCCACCAGACAGATTTAGATTTGGTGCGGATATATCTTTATTGAAATGCCACTTATTATCAGATGATTTATAGAAGATATCTGCATTCGCACCTTCTACATGGATACCAGCTGAGTCAGCTGCCGCAGCATTGATCGCACCACTAGCAAGGGTGATATTCTTATCAGCAACATCAACAACTGTAGAATTAACTGTAGTTGTCGTACCGTTGATTTGTAAATTACCAGCGATAGTTACCGTACCACCAGCAGCATTTAGATTCAAATCACCAGAAGTTGTTGTTATGGTATTACCGTTGACGTCAATATTATCTACAGTCAATCTAGAAAGACCAAGTAGATCAGAATCTACATTGACTTCAACTTTTACAGAGTTTCCAGAAATATCTGTTCTTTTAGTATTAGTGTTCCAAGAACCTAATATGTTGATTGACGATCCAGTTTGTATATTACCTAGTCCATCAGCATTTACATCACCAGAAACGAATACGATATCTTTTGTATCTACATAATTTTTAGTAGCAACATCTTGTGCACTTGAAGGATCTACTACATTCGATATAGTTGAAGTAGAGGCATCAATAATTGAAGTCGTTGGATTAAGAGTAAGATTACCAGAGGAAGTTGTAATAGAATTTCCATCTATGGTAATATTGTCAATGAGAAGTTGATCAATCTTATTATCATCACCAGTGATAATGGCACTCGATGCTTTGACCGTTCCCTTTGGGTGGTCTAGCATATCAACGAAATATTTACCACCAACTACATGGACTTCATTTGATCTACCAGATGTATTACCACCTGCACCTAAAAATAGACGATCACCACCAGCTGAATCTCCAGTTGTATAGGTATAACCAAATTCACCTGTTAGAAGTATTTTCGCAGAATTATTTAATGTTGTGGTAATTGCAGGGGTTTTGTTAGAGGTTTTTATTAGAATTCTATTTGCCATTAGAAATCACCCCCAGCAGAATCAAGTGAAGCTAATCCACCGGATGCAAGAATTATATCAGTTAAAATGCCCGTTGATTGAAATTTACCTGTTGAAGCATTATACACCAACAAGTTACCATTACTTTCATTGATGACTTGAACATCTGTTAAATCATTAAGAGTTTGGGCTGCCGCACCTGTAACTTTTTTAACAGGTGTGCCAATAGTAATCTTTTTAATGTGTGTAATATTTGTTGCCATTTATGTCACCGATGGGCTAACTCTAATTTTTCCTTCAAGGATTCTCTCTACAACAGTTGATCCGTTTGAATCAACAAAAGAGATCTCCGCATCATATACATAGTTGCCGACTTTAAGAGTATCTGTTTGTGCGTTTGTCAAGGAAAGAGTTAAGATACCATCAGTTTCGGGAGTATTAACTGCCGCAGAAAAGGCGAGCGTATCTGAATCAGTGCTATTGTAGTTGCGCTTCATTTTAGCAGCAGCACTATAGTTGGTGAGATTTTTTGGATTTCCTGAAGTATCAGTTAGATCTAACTGAATTGCTATATCCGATCCTTTGTCGATCGTAAATTTTTCGTATTCTGCCATTTGCCCAATCTCGATGCTAAGTAACTCGACATTATAATATACGTTTATTTATAATAATTTGGATTTATATCTAATTCTAAAATCCCTTAGTGAAGGATCAAGTCTTGATAAAACTTTATCTAATTCTTTTTGTAATAAATGAGATCTTTCTTTAATATCGCAGTAATCATATCCTTCAAAATCAACATAGTATAAATCATCCGTCTCAGATTCAGATATAAAATTATGAGGATTATAATCCTTGAATGAATATTCCCCATCCTTTAAAACTAAATTGTTGAATACAAGTTCAGAGTTATGCCAAAGGTCATCATCTTGCCACTGCCGCCCTTTAATATACTGTGACTTCACTATTAGTTCTGTATCAGTAAATTCAAAATCAAACTTCGGAACCTTTATATCTCCAAAGTTTGTGTCCTCTTTTAATAAACTATAGAGATTTTTATAGTATTCTAAATTTCGCTTATCATCGTAAGATATGATTTTTGTTATAGAAAATTTATGAACACCATGCGGTCTTTTATAAGTTTTAAACATATAATATATAGTTTATGAACATTATCCTACTTAAACACGGAAACAAATATTCTGCTGAAGACGTTAATCGTCAAGCAGAAAAACTGATGAACTACGCTGATTATAACATTTACTGCTTAACAGAAGATCCGAAAAATGTTATAATAGAGTGCATACCTATTCCCAACAAACCAAAGTTAATGAGATGGTGGAATAAACTCCATGTTTATAGGCACGACTTTCTTGTAGATGGGCGATGTGTTATGTTTGATCTTGACATTGATATCATTGATAATCCTTTTCAATATATCGAATCTATTGATTGGAGATACCCAACGTTTATTGAAGACAGTCACAAAAATGATTTATATTATGAAAAACATGCTTATGAAACTATGTTAAATAGTTCTATAATGGCTTGGACATCATATCGGAATACAGAGTATTGGGATATCTTCAGTAGGAATATCGACTACTATACAAGAAAATATAAGGGAATAGATAGATACGTGTGGGATCAAAAGTTACAATATAGAAAGTTTGATGATGGAATACGTTCAACGATCGTTCTTTAATTCGATCATAAATCAATTAAGTTACATTTACACCGAATCACAATATGATAAAGACTGTGATTTATTTCGTATGAAAGATATCATGGATTCGGTAAGTGAGGGGCAGTTTGAATCCAAACTTTGGTTGCTTAATCATCTTGAACCTCTTATTAATGATGAGCATAGTGCTATTCAAATTATTGGGGGTTGGTATGGCGCAATGTCTCATTTATTAGTATCTTCAGGTTTCGATCGTGAGATAAAAAACTACGATCTTGATCCAGTATGTGAAGACTATGGGTATAGACTTAGACAGTATGATAATATCCATTTTAAAACCGCGAATGGACTAGACGTTTATAATAAAGACCATAGAGGATTTAACAAGTATCATGATCCATTAGGAGGCAATGTAACAAATACGAGTAACAAAATTACAATATGCACCGCATGTGAACATATTGATCGAGAAGACTTATTAGACGCATTAAAAAAGAAACATCCTGATCAGATAGTCGCTTTACAATCTAATAATTATTTTGAGATTGACAGTCACATTAACTGCCACGATAGTGTTGATCATTTTATTGATACACTTCCACTCAATGATGTGTTATACAGTGGCACTAAACCTTGGAAGGATGAATACGATAGATTTTTGGTAATAGGAATATGAATACGATATTCACGTTATACATTGATGTTCCCAAAAAAGATTTAAAAGCAAGTGATAATACTCATATCGCTGATAAGTTCGCTGATAATTTCGAGTGGTTAGTATCAAAGCAACGTGAGTATGCAAAGAAGGTTGGTGCTGATTATCATTTTATTAGAGAAGATAATTATTATAACTACCGACAGTGGTTCATAGAAAATCATCCATACGTGAATGAGTACTGTATAGTCAACTTTTATAAGATACACCTTCTTTATAAATTATCTAAAAAATATGACAACGTATTATATCTTGACTTAGATGTCATACCAATCACGGATGAAAACATATTTGATTTAAATGTTGATATTGCTGTAAGAGTTAATCATGAAGAAGACCCAAAAAACTATATGGTTCTAAGAAAGAACCAAAGTGATAGGTCTCCATACGCAAAGTGGCATAACTGTAGAGCGATGCGAATATTCAATGGAGAAGATGGAGAAAACGACGTTTATAATACTGGAATAACTCTAGCAAGTCGAAGTGGATTAAAAAAATTAAACTATTTCGAAAACTTCTCTGAAACTCTTGAATATATGCATGAGATAAAAGAACAGAGCGGAGAAGACAACTTTGGTTATGATAATGAAACTCTGTTTAGTTATAAGATGTTAGAAAACAATGTAACCCTTACTCGCCTCGACGAATATTGGCATCATGCTATGAGAGGCGATATATCGTACATTCCATCAAAGTCAAAGATGATACATGCGATTAACAAAGACTTTGATTATGTGAAAGAATACTGTGAAAAGAATAATCTTTAGTATATGGCAAGACACTGATTGGAGAGATCAGAAACCTATCCTCGAAGAAAGGCATAGAGGGTATGCTAAGTTTTGTGATGCGGATTATCAATGCGTTGATCTAAATGGATATGAATATGCCGATCTTCAATTCGAAAAGTTACATCAAGCAGATAAGTTTTTAGATGATTATGACGAGGTTCTTTATCTTGATATGGACGTAATACCAAAAGACAAAATGTCTTTCTTTGAAGTTCATGACCTCAACACCTTTTGCGTTCACTGGACTTTAAATCCAAAATGGAAGATAGATGCTAAGAATGCTGCTTTAGGTTATGAAGGAAAAAATAAAATAGCAAATACTGGAGTCTTTGGATTAAACAAATCATTCAAAGGTTTGTTAACACAAGAACATAACTTTGATAATAATGAAGTGTTTGTTTCGTATATCATAGAGAAATATAATATTCCTTGCACTGAATTAACTGCTGCATGGAATTTTATACTCGACAATTTTATCGACACATATAGTGATGCACACTATTTCTTACATCAATCAAATAAATTATTTAACCAACTTTGATACTTCGTTAACAACTTCTAGTACAGTTTTTGCTTTTCTAATCTTAGTTTTGACTGCAGGTTTTTCTGCATTCTTTACTGCATCCATTTCAAATACTATTAATTTGATTTGGAATAAAAGTTCTTTTTGTTTATCTTCATCGAAGTTGAATAATATATCAGTAATGAGTTGAGCAGTATTTACTACGCCATCTTTCTGATTATGTAATAGACCATCAGATTTAGCTATCTCAATTACTGCTTCACGATAGATAGCATCTTGTTCTCTAATATGTAAAGCAGTTGCTTCGTGCAAATCATCGATTGACATTTGGGTCAATAACCAGTTATACACTTCGTCTGATTCATCAGCATCACAATATTCAACTCTTATTTGTGTTTCTTGTTTTTCATCATCACTATATTGCCAATGTATTTCTACAGTAGTTCGTTCATTGTTTGAAAAATGAGCATGAATTAGTTTGTGACCTTCAATCATCTTATGTTCTCTCTAATTTAAGTTTAAATTCATTTTGATTGACAATGGTACCATTTGGAAATTCTTGTGCGCGATAATCATTTCCAGATGCTTCATATTTTGTGTATTGCCCAGAAACGCCAATCATTTGTTTATTTGCTATCAATGTTCCTTGACGTGTGCCATTACCATTTACATTATATCTTAATGTGTATCCTGCAGCAGCATGGATTGCATATTTTATCATTGGTGCAAACAAAGCATCAAATTCTGCATACGTCATATGCCTGAGACCAGTAGGTGTATTTTTTCTGTTTGTGCTGGTGTCAATCATGAGTGGAGTTCTATACCCACTTCCTTGTACCGAAATATTCGAGTCTACTCTTTGTAAATAATAATTGGTTGTATTGAATACATCTTGACGAGTGTTAGTAGTACCGATATTCGAAGCAAGATAACCAGAAAGATTTGCAACAGTATCAGTAAAAACTAATCCCATTTGAGTTGACCCTGAAATAGAACTAGATGTTGAAATGTAATACGAACCTCCAGCCTGAACGCCATTTTGAGAAGTAGACATCATTGCATCAATTACTGGACCAGCAAAATAAGTAAGACATTCGCCATAACTCATTTCTCTTAAAGAACCATCAGCTTCCATAAAGATTGGTTTTGTATTAAGAGATTGATAATCTGAGTTAAGGAACGTTGCTGGCGCATTAATCGTTTGACTGATTTTATCATAAGTCGTACCAACTACGAGTAGTGGTTCACCTGTCGTTGCCTCACCTGGATATGTTGTAACCGCTGGCCAAGAACCTGATGTATTTCTTTTAGCAGTACCAGATTTGTATCGAGTATCGGTCATGTTTGGTGAAATGTTACCATTACTGGCAACCACGGATAATACTACCGATGGTGCTTGTTGGTACAGATAGGCAATTCTACCCAACATAGCATTATGCTCTGCTAAAGTGGTGTCTCTTATACCAGTAGAACCATCTTCAATGAATGCTCTGATTGCAGTTCTTGCCATTATGGAATACTCACATCCGGATCAGTAGTTAAAATATGTCCAGCGAGAACAGTTGTTCCTGCTTCATTTTTGATTGTAAGTAGATGTGTGTCAGTAAATTTATTATTATCAAATGTGAACGAAGTGTTCACTGTTATGTCTGAAATAAACGCACTGTCAATAGTTGCACTATCACCAATAAGACTTCCAACTCTCAAGTTATCAATTCTAGCACTGTCTGTTACAATGAAATTAGCATTTAAAATATTTACAGTTGCACTATCAATAAAGAGCGTTCCACCAGAATCTACATCAATCCTATTTACATTGATGATATCAAATTCTGCACTGTCTACGTCTAAAACTCCTGAAACAGTTAGATCTTTGATAAACGCACTATCTACAGTCGCACTATCAGCAACAAGCATACCTGCTCTAATAATCCGGAAAGTAGCAGAGTCTGCTGTCAAGTTTTTGAGTGTAAGAACTCCAGTACTCAATAGCGTGTTGATGCTATCAATAGCATCCCAAAGATAGTTGATTGCAAAAACAACATTTGAATCGTTTGATTTGTATATGCTGCTATCATATGCTCTAAATGACGAGTCTAATAAATCTAGATCGCCAATATAATCAGACATCAAATTAGTTTTGGAAACCCATTGACCTATGGGAGCATTAGTTAATATTGTTTCTTTTCTAGTCATCTTTTACACCGAATCTAATTTAAATCCACCAAGATATATTTCTCCTGGATCAGAAGATGTATCTGGACTTGATGAATCTGTGATTAAAAATTTACTTGCCTCTGTGAATGTATGGTTATCGAATATTAGATCACTATCTATAGTCAAATTATTTATACTTGCTTTCAGGAATACTGCACTGTCAGCAACCAGATTGTGATTAACCAAAAATCCTATATTACCTGAATCTGGTTGTCCTGGGTGAAAGTCTATAACTTTCGTTTGTGATATCGTCACCGTACCATTGCTGTCAGCAATAAGTTTATCAACCCTAGAACTATCTACGATTGTTATTTTGTTGAACTTTGCACTATCCAAAAGGGATGCATCAAAGGAACTCTCAACAACAATATTTCTAAAGGCAGCATTGCTTTCAATGTATAAATCATAATTGAAATCAGGTATGAGATGAACATACCCACTAAGAACACTCGCAATTAAGTTAGTAGACCCTATAGAGTCACCATCTTCATAACTATCACGAACATGAGCATCAGCAGCAAATAATGTTGATCTTCCTAGAAGATTTTTTCCAACAGTAGAATCCTGCATATCCAATCTTAAAATATTGAATGTTCCAGAATCTACTCGTAATTCAAGTTTATCAAAATTTGTAGAACCTGTACCATTGAAAAGATTCAATAATTTTTGCATCAATGGATCATAAAGGTAATTCAATGCTGTGACAAAACTTGCCCCAGTTGAACTATTATGAGGAGTGACCACAAAGTTATCTAAGATATCTGATCTAAAACTATCTAGATTGCCCATATAGTCAGACATGGTATTCTGACTATCAATCCATTGTTGGAGAGTATTGTCACTGTCAATATGGATTTTTCTTGCCATTATTTTAACCTATCCAATATTTCTCGCATCATAGATTTCAACTCACCAACTTCATTCTTCAAACCTTGTATCTCTTCTTTTTGAGATTTCCTAGCATTCTTAACAATCTTTGCTTTTTGAATAGAAACATTATCCATATTTAAGATAGCATTATTGTTTAAATCTCGAACGAGAGTATTGTGGTTTTCTACTTTCGCTCTCATTATACTGCCAGTGCAATTACTCTTAGATCCTTGAACGTAGGAACCAAAGCACTATTTCTAGATTTCATTACAATCTTGAGAATGAACTTATCAAACGGATTTACAAAACCGCCAGTTCCACCAACCAAGAATGTATAATCCCTGAACACAGCAGGATTTTCATCACTTGCTATAAGTTCTTCAGGGGATACTTCAGTCCAGTTAATATCTTCAAAGTTCTCATCTTCGGTAGCAACCTTGAAATATACATCAAAGTCAGCAATTGAAGGTTTGTTCGCTGAAAGCAGAACCTTCACACCAACCGAAGGTGATTCCAAAATTACTGGTTTTACGACATGCTTAGAAAGGTGTGAACCACCATTTGGATCAGTCTCGTCAGCAAACTCTAATGGGTTGTTTCTATTAGCATTTACCAGAACTCCTAAAGAACCTGCTGAATCTTGGAAATCAATCTCATTATGGAACAACCACATACCAGTTCTTTGCATATCGATGAACGGTGCTAGATCGCTATCATTAGTTCCTAGATTGACTTTCAGTGTAGCAGACTTCGCACCACTCATAGCATTTGCTTCACGCTCACCACTCGCAAGAACTTTCGCTGTTGTGAAGTAATTATCTTCATTCATAATGAGTCTGCTATACGCACCATCTTTGGTGTACTGAGTTTCATTACCAGCATGAGATTTACCAGTTGTCAACTTAGCATCTAGTGTTACTGTTGTGTTTTTTGGAACCAAAGTTTCGATTCTTGGAGTCAAAATTTCGTAATGAATATTCTGACTAGCAAGTCCAGTGAGACCGCCAAAGGTAGACGAATCAGTAGAAGCACTATCAGCAGTTATTGTATAGAAGTTTTCATCTACGCCAATAATTGTTCTATTACCATTAAGACCCTTGCCAGTCATACCGTTGTTGAATGATTGTGAACTATCAAGACCACTAATGATAACCTTATCACCAGCAATGAATCCATGATTTGGTTGATTAACTGTAACAACAGCTGAACCAGAATCTACTTGGAATGGATTTGCAGGAAGCAAGTCTATCGGAAGTTTTATGTTTTCAAGGATCACTTCTGCAGAAGTTGTTGGGAACTTAGCACTAAACAACTGGAACTTCATATCCTTATTTTGTGCAGGATTCCAAGTTGAACCATTCTGAGATAGGAACAACGAACCAAGTGTAGGTTGTTTAGCAACTTTACGAGCAGTTGAACCAACTTCAAACTTTTCTGTTTCAGCAACATAGACAAGATAATCTACTGACTGAGCAAGAAGAACAATAGCATATTCTGTCAACCCACTCAGGAATACTGGTTCATCGAATTCAAACTCTGTACCAGTCAGCGAATCATTCGATATGTTGACATCAACAGGATTCAAGAACTTAACCGCACCAGGAACTGGAATATTATCCGGAACACCTGCAATCATAGGTCTGATTTGTAGTTGAACTGGAATATTGGCATCTTTCGTTTTAAAGAAAATTTTGACTTTAGTAATGAATACACCGTTTGGTTTATTAACAAAGAATGATTGCGCCAACGGATCATTTGGATTTGGAGAACCAGCACCATCTTGTGTCTCTGAAGCTGGTGGATTAATTCGTGAACGACCAGTTACAACAGGTCTGATTGAAATTTGACGAGTTGCCTTTACAGTACGGTCTACTGTTTCAAGAACACCGTTTGCATCAAAAAATCCTTTTGAGAATGATGTCGCAAAGTTTGCATCTCCACCAGTAACATCCATTAATTCAAAGGCACGAGTTCCTGTTCTAAACCGAATAGCATTAGTGTTGGGAATAAAGAAGTTACCTTCAATCTTACCTGCTGCATCTGAAGTCAATACTCTATCCGAAGCATTTGGTGCATCTGGATGAGTAGTTGTGCGATTAAACTGCGTTCCTACTGCTGTGGTTGAAGATGCATGACGAGCAAAGTTTACAGTCCCATCCACAAAATCAGCAACAGAAGTGCCGTCAAAGAAAGCATAGTGACGAGTATTAGGTTTCAAACCTTGTACACGGAAAGATACTTTTGATGAACGCATGAATGGAATCAACGCTACATCAACGACTCTTTCATTAATCACTTCACGGATAGTTTGTTCTGAAACAACGCGATTAACACGTGTAACATTAAACTGACCTTCTCGAGCAGTTCTAGAACCGCCCACATTAGTTCCTACTGATACGCCACCCCAGTTCCAACCCCAGTTACCAAAGTTTCTGTTTGATCGGTTATCAAGTCTAGTTCCACCTGATATGACTGTTTCGTGGCGAACCTTAGTTTCTTTCCAATGGTCAGAAGCAGGAGATAATTCTGCATATCCTTCGTTAGTAATAACAGCGAATGGGTTAATGTTTTCTGTACCAGACGCAATATCTTGATCAATAAATGATACATGATTATATCTCATGTACACATTATCACCTTTAAGAATAGTGTTCGTTGATTGTGATGAATCATAAACCAAACGAATCTCTTCTTCTGAGAATTGAGGTCTTAGAATTTTTTCTTGCGGATCTATAGATGCACGATATTCTACATTATCAACATCAGAGGACTGATGGTCAATAAAGTTATCTACAAGGAAACCTGATTTCGTACGATCTAAACCATTTGAATCAAGAACCGAAAAGTTTTTAAGATCTATTTCTAATAGACTTAGAGCGGTCACTTCTTCTAGATTATCTAAGCGATCTTCCAATCTAGAAAGATCTTTCATCGTAAATCCTTTTGCCTCAACCTTTCGCATCTGCATATCACTGTCAGTAACAGATCCAGCATTCATTTTAATTTGATACAGTTCTAATGCACCTTCTGGCGTCTGAGGAAACTGCGGGTTGAAACTTGAATTTCCTTCAATGTATTGTAAAGGATTTGTTGCGACGAGTTTATCGTATCGAGGAAGATAGTATGTCACATCAGCAGTATACAAAGAAGTGTTTGTTGGTAGTGGATTATATTTTGCGGTTGCCGCACTGAAGTTTGCGCCAGTATCGTCTTTCCTAGAACGGAAGTCTAAGAAGTTTTTCAAGTCGAAAATTTGACCTGTACGACTTGTATAGTTTGGAATATCCTTATAAGGAGATGGATATGACGTAGGAGCGAAGAAATCACCAGATGAACCATGCAAATAGTAATTGAAACGTACAAAGACATTCCCTGCTGGTTTCGACTGATTGCCTTTGAGGATCAAACGTGACACGTCATAGAAGTTATCTCGCTGACCATTATCAAGCACGAATTTGACTTGTAGATCGGCACCATCTGAATCAGTAACGCGAACTCTTGTTACATCGATAACGTCTGCTTTACCAAGGGAAATGAATGGAGCACCAGTAGCAGGAGTCGTCACGGTTGTTGTTACTGTAGCGTTTGTAATTGTCTTAGTTCTTGCGGTTGCATTTACTGATTTCTTATAAAGTATTTCAATGTTTGTAGAATTAGGTCCACCGGAAATCGAAGCATTAGCACCGCCACCTGATAATGTAATGGTTGGTGATATTAACGCACCTGTGTCTGTTCTTGCGATGATCCAATCAGTTGTATCAGTATATAACTCACCACCAGAAAGTGTAGGCAAAGAAGCATTACCAGAACCGTCAGTGGTTCTTGTGTCTCTTCTTAGAACATTATATGATGCATTTGTAATTGCTTGAATACGAGGATGCTGGAAACCGTACAACAAAGTGTTATTCGTTTTATCTTTAAGTACAGCATTTGTATTTTCTAAAATTGGATTTGCATAATTAGTAGAGTTTGTTCCAATAGAACGAACTAATCTAAAGTCTTGACCAGCATTCATTTGGATATCCATCAAATGGTATCTAAGATTTGCACCATCTTCTTCAACGGATTTTATTCTAGCAGTACCTATAGTCGTACCAGTATGACGATAACCGTCTTTCAAGTTGTATGTTTCAAACTCGTCAATATTAGGAACGCCAAGAGAACTGTCACAAAGCAGATAGTTACCAATACCTATTGAAACAACATCGTTTACTATTTGTTCTGTGCTAAGAGCGCGATTTACAGATAGAGTAGTTGTACCAGAATATTCGTTTCTATATCCATTAAGATATACAAGACCAGGAGATATTTTAAGAGCATACTTACTTGCAGAATCAGTTGCGTGCTGTTGAAAATTTATTTTAAATTGTTTTTTAATAAAGTCGCCGTTTATTTCTTTGATACGAGTCGCAGCATGGTCTTCAATTTTATTATATGATTCATCTGCTGAAACAACTTCAATGACTTTACCTTGTTGCAGTTTTGCATAGAATACAAAGATCTCGTCAGAATCAACTTCTGATTCGAGTGCTAATGTCATGTCAATTCTAAGACGGTCAGCGCCAGGAGCAGTTAAGTTTGCCAAAGCACCTTGATTATCATATAGACCTTGATCATCATCAACGGTAAAGATTCTTTGTTGAACCCTAAACCCAACATTTAAATCAGGAGTTGAAGAATATTTTGAAACAATTTTATTTTGTGCGTCTGCCTGTACAAAATTTCCTTGTGTGAAGAAAACTCCAGTTTGGGTTGATACTCTTGTACCAGTACCCATAGCAGGGTTTGCAGTTGTATTTATTAATTGTATTGTTAATGGTGTAACAGAGTTTGATAGGTTTTCACCAGGAGTAAATCTGATGGGAGTAGTTGCACCAGCAGTTCCTGCAGTTGTATTCGTATATTCAACATAAATTGTTGCTGGATCACCACTCGCAGCAGGAACAACCTCAACAATTTTACCCACCACATTAGAAGTTGCACCAGTAATAGCTACACCGAGAAGTGAGTTAGGAGTAGCAGGCAACGCATTACTGCTTGTGTCCAACTTAACAAATTCATATTTGTTGTTGGCAGTAGCACCACCACCTAAAACAGCAGCACCTTCTTTAAAAATATTCGTACCAAAACGCTCAATCTGCTTTTGCAGAATTGTTTGCATTTGAGTAAGTTCTCTTGCTTGAAGAACCTTTCCACTATTAAAGAGAATTCTATGATAGTGATCACTATCTTTGAAATCGTCTTTATATTTTGTTTGAAAAAGGGTTTCCGTTAAATTACTAGACATTTTCTATTCCTTAGAACGATATAATTATTTTTACGTCTTCAGTCTGAGTGGTATCTCTTAATATTGCTGCACGATTATCTATATACAGGATATCACCTGTTTCAACATCGTACTTCGGTTTGATAAGAGAAGAATCAATAACTCCGTCACCAGCTCCGTTATTTTCCTGAAGTAATTCACCGTCGATAAAGGCAATATATCCTGTGCTATCGGTTTGGTGGTAGTATATTTCATTTGAATCAATATGGTCAACAAAAGCAACCGCTCCAGAAGTTTGACCTTGCATTTTCTTATCACGAGTAAATGCTGTCACAATGCTACTTAGCGTCATTTTATCCATAGCATTGCCAGTCAAGTCAGTGAAGAATGCACCATCTCGTTGACGTGGGTCTCTCCACAAAGAAACCTGTCGGAAGTCCTGACCAGTAATAAAATCACTATCATTCGGTAGAAGTTGTGAATGGAACATAACACCAGTTGATCTTAAATCATTAACCGCATCTCTACCAATACCTGAATCTGGACCCACAACTGCACGTGCTGTAGCACCTGTTCCACCGCCACCAGTTATCCCAATTATTGGAGTGTTATAGTATGCGGCACCATGTGCGACAGTTGAACTGTCATTATCAATCGTGATATGAGTCACAATACCAAGACTAGAATCGATATGAGCAGTAGCAGCTGCACCAACACCAGTAGGTGCTGTGATCGATACTGTAGGAACCGAAGTATATCCTGAACCACCGTTTGTCAAAACCAAACTTGTGATTGAAGCAGGTTTCGTGTGGTTTTGTACTGATTCTTGTCGTAACTCAATGCCAGTAGAGTTTGAATCAGTTGGAGCCTGTTGCTTTACAGGCATAAAGTTTGATGACATAAAGTTATTAGCATCACCAGATGAAATCGTAAACAAAAACTTCCAAACATAATTATCACCCAAACGATGAGAATCATCATTTGAATTAGTCGGTTCTACAGTAGAAGGAACGATATTACCATCAGCATCACGACCTGTTTCAAGACACATATAAACTTGATTATTATCAGTTTTTACATAGTAAGGTTGAACTGGATAACCTGAAATCAAATCATCGTATTGTGAATAGATCGTACCACTTGCCCAGTTGTTCCGAGGAACAACCTGTGATACTGCCTGCACCTTTTTGACAGAAATTAACTGGTCACGCACTTGACGAATATCAGTAATAGTATCTTCCGGTACAGGAACATTGTCTGATGAATCCCACTGTTCAGGTCTACCGATTCCGACATAGTAATTGTTACTATTCAGATTGAAACCGTCAAAGAAGTTTCTTGCTAGGATTTTTCTTAGTTGTCTTGTGATAATTGCTGGCATGATTTAATCCTATAAGTTTCCTATTCTAGTTTTGAACGCTGCGAAATCAGCACTTGCCGCGACCTCTGTTTTGAGTTCAGTTATTGACATGAATGTTTCTGAGTCGACTGGGTGCCCACCAATAGTTGTACCTGCTGGCAAAACGACATGAGTTCCAGTTATACTAATGTTTGCACTATCGGTGTTGTTCGCTAATCTCAAATTAGCTACATTGGCTAGTGAGAGTGAATTAAATGCTGAATCGTATGTGAATCTAGCACTGTCAACTTCAAGGGCAATACCAAATATGTTAGAGAATCTATTAGTTTCAGAACCAATATTCTTAGAATTATTTGTATCTGGAATTAACGAAACCTCAAGTGCTAGAGCAAGACTATTGAACTTTGCTGAATCTGGATAAGCATCCAATCGAGCATCAATAATATCTCCAGCAAGTGATGAATCTAACACTAGGTTATTTGTTACCAAATAACTTTTGGTGACATAGGCATCGATTTCTTGCTGTGTCAGGTTAGAGTCTAATCCACCAAGAGCTCTGTTTCTAATGTAATCTGTATCAATTAAACCGATGACACCAACAGAATCTATTGAGTTTTCGTTGATAAGAGTTATGGTTTTAGCAGAATCAAAGTCAGCAGAAAATGCTAGAATGGCAGCAGAATCTAAAATATTTGGACTGGCAGCAATGTCTGATATAAGTGCAACTGTGCCTGTACTATCTGGCAAGGTGATAATGTTGTCTTTGGTTGGCTCTACAGCACGCAAGAATGTTTCATTGGTATCGCTTGGTGTGGAGTTAGCACTATCTGCTCCGATAAACACAACACTTCTTTGGTCAAAGGAAATACCTTCAAGATTCAATCCACCGACTGAATCATTAACTAATAAACCTATAGAAGCAAGGTCTGAATACACCTCTGCAAAATTTTGGTTCATCTTAATAGCACCAGAACGCAGGGTATCTCCTGTTCCGTCGTTTCCTGCACTACCGACTGCTATAATTTGTCTTGCCATTTCTAAATTCCTTATTTAATACGACTATTTATAATAGTTATACAGACTTACTGGACCATCACTGTCAGATGCTTTAATATGATATGTTCCATCGAACGTTGTAAATGGTGAAGTGCTTGAGAACTTCGTGAACGTATCGTCGTAAGTAAGATGGAAACCTGCCCAATGATCCACGTCCGCAAAGTTTGAATCCACGTAACGGATAGTTTCTGATAGACCAAAGTTCTCAGGTGTCTTGTAAACACTAAGTCTTTCTGGTGCATGATCTTCATCATCTTCAATGATATTGAAGTAATTAGGATTGACATATCCAGCAACAACATAACCTGTTTTATCATCATTATCAGCATAGATACCAGTGACTTCACCTTCTGTTCTACCATATACCATCTCAGCATGTGAGTGTACTTTCTCACGAGGATCAAGTATTGGAAGTGACTCTTCTGTCGTTACACCAACTGGTACATTAGATAAAATTACAACTTCTGCTGCTAAATGATAACCTGATGGGTGTACATACCTTCTCCATAAAGTTTCCCAAACATGGATCGGGAAAGGAGAACTGACCAACAAAGAAAAGACCTGATAGATTTTACCGTCATGGATCCTTTTACCAAACTCAGTTCCAATCTCATCCATACCAACATAGATCAAATCTTTTTTAGGATAAATTATTTCAACGTCTTCTTCATTGAAGAAAGATCTAAAGAAACCATATCTCGAATATTCAGAACCTTTTACTCGGAAAAAATTACCAAAGTTCCTAATAACTTCTCTAGGAAATTTGAAAACAGATTGCCCAACACCGAGACCAACTTCATCAAAAAGAAAATCAAGTCTTTCTAATTCAGTATCTTCAAAGTCTCTAACTGCAGAAATCTCATTTATAATCCCACCCCATTGTCCATCAGAATCTAAATAATCATAGTATCCTTCTAAGAACGCAATAAGATTTGGATAATCTTCTTGAAAGTATTCTGGCAAAACTTCTTGTATCAAACTCTTTCTGAGATTTACAGGAAGTCTATTATAGTCTTTCAGAGTTTCTGAATTATTTGGTGAATAAGCCATTAGTTCACTTCAAGTGTTGCAGTCTGTCTGTCAAGAACAGCGGAAGCAGAAGATGTTTCTGTTGATAATTTTAATATGTAATTCCTTAATGGTTTAATGCTAGAATCATCTGCTGGGACAACAGTTATCTTTATTTCATTTGACCCACTTAATAATCTAGTTGGTGAAAATCCTACAAAAGAAACTTTACCCGAAGAAACATCATAATTTCCTACATTATCAACCAATATGTTATCATCTAAATCAAAGACAGCGAGTTGATTTGAACTTAATCTATTTTTAACAACAGCAACCGTTCCTTGGAATTCAAATGCGTCTGTAATAATCCGATTGAATACGTCATCTGGGTCAGCAATATCACAAGGGAACTGAACTTCAAATGTATTTAAGTCAGCAGGAACTATCAATTCATGCATTTGAACCTTTA